TGTAAATTGATTATTACTACCTTGGAGTTTTTTAATATTTATAATGCTTTTAAAATGATCGTCTGACATACTATTAAAGACTTCTTGATTACAATCAATGAGTTTTATTTCTTTTAAAATACCATAGAATACTGATTTATCTATAGTAATATAATGTAGTTTTATATTGCAAATAGGTACTAAATTAAACATAGGTTTGTCTATTGATTCGTAATATTTATTCAAGTAAACATAATAATTTAATATATTTTTTAGTATGATATTATTTTCTGGATCAATAATATCATCCTCATCTAAACCTAGAATAAATCTATGGTATTCACATTCATCTATAATTTCCTTAGTTAATTCTGTTTTCGAAATTTCATCAGGCATTTTCCAACCATTAATTTTATAAAGCATTGCCACTTTGACTTCATTTTTTAATTCATTTTTCTCTTGGTATATTTTAGTATACTTTCTGATTCTTTTTTCTAAATTAAAGATCAATGAATTTTTAAGATTGGTAATATATTTTGTAGCACCTGCTGAATAAATATTACTATCATAATAATGTCTTTCACCTTTAATTAAATAATTTGGATTTTCTTTAAAATAATCTTGTAAAAATAGATTATTAGTACTAGTACAAGTACTTTCTGTACCAAGCATTAATTGTCTAAAAAATGTCTGATTAAAAATATCTGGTAATTCAACATCAAAAACATCATTAACTTTATCATAAGATTTCTTAATAATATCAGTTAATACTAAACTTGCCATATTTACTCTTTGTGAATATGACAAAACACGTTTTTTGATAGCATCTGTAAATTTAAGTTTTAACTCTGGATCACCTATTACATACTTTAATAAAGTCGATTTAACAACGGTTTCTTGATGAGTTTTTCTAAGCTTTAATTTAGCAACTCGATCAACTCTTTTTCTTTTGTCTGGCTGTTTGTTCATTCTAATACTATAATAAAGAATCTTGTCTTTAAGTAACTTTATTTTGTTAAAAATAAGTTTTTGTATTTAAAGACTTCGTAAAAAATGCTTTTAAATGGTTACTATTTAAAGAATTAAATGCTTTGTCAATATCTTGGTTTTTATAATAATGTCTTTTAATAATTGAAAAACATAATTCTATTGGATTAAACCATGGAGAATATGGAGGTGTATAAAGTATATCAATATTTTTATCTTTACATAATTCTTTGACTTTCTTAGAATGATGAAAACTTACATTATCCATTAATAAAACCATTTGATTATTTAAATCTAAATTCTTTAAAAAATCTAAATATAAATTTGTATTTATTGATCCTTTAAAATGTAGTTTACCTATTAATTTATCTTTAGAATATGCACAAACAACAGATGTTGTGATCATTATAGGTTTATGTTTTTTAATATATAGTTTATTACCTTTCTTTGAATATCCTTTGGTATTTATTCCATTTCTACCAAATGAAACTTCATCTATAGAAATAAATACTTTATCTTGATTTTTATAAATTTCTCTTTTTTCTAAAAATTCTTTGGTTTTTTCTGGCAAAGTTTTAGGTTCTCCATAAAATCTTGCTTTCTTTTTAGTAAATCCTTGTTTTTTAATAGCAATTCTAATTAGTTCTTTAGATACATTAATTTTTAATGTAGATAATATTAAATCTTTTAATTTAAGGATTGAAATAAATGGATCATTCATTATTGAAAGTTTAATTAGGTCTATAATTTGATCTGATTTATACAGTTTATTAGGTTTTGTATATATTTTTTTATTAGGATTATTGATCCATCTAGATATTGTTGAATGACTTACTTGACATAGTAAAGCAGTTTTTCGAAGACTTTGAACTATTAAATAAATATGTCTAGCTATTTTTTGTCTTTCTAATGGATACATTAGAAACTTCTATAGTTTATAAAGAAAAAATTAGGTGTTCCAGAATTCATTGGTCTGACTATAATAATTAAAAAAATAATATATATTTCTCAATTTTTATTTTATAAAAAATAAATCAAAATCTATAAGAAACCAAATATAATTGCCAACATAAAATAATAATAAATTCAGATCCTGGATCTTTATTATCTATTTCTGTATTTGTTAAATTTCCTGGAAGATATTGTCGTGATTCATAAAATACATAGGATATTGTCAATACTATAAATAATAAAAATATTAATTGTAATATATTTTGCCATCTATTAAAAATAATATTATTTATTATTACAAATCGTATAAAAGAAACAATAAACTTACACATACAAAATATCATAGAAAACGTAATAAAATCCATTTTATATTTAAAAATATAATTAAAATATATGTGATACGAGATATAATTGCCAAATTATAACTCTGATAAACTCTAAACCTGGGTCATCATTCTTAATTGATGTATCTGTTAAATTACCTGGCAATAATTTCCTAGAATTATAAAATAAATAACTTGCTAATATTACCATTGTTATTATTAATACTAAATTTACTTTACTTTGAAAAGTAATAAAAGTACAAGCATTTGATTTTATATGTTGTAAATAAGATATTATAAATTTAAATACACAAAATACCAATGATACTGTTATCAAATCTACTGATTCTAAATTTAATAAATTAGTATCTGTACTTAATAATACTAATTTAGATAAAAGCATTTTAACTTATAAATATATTATTTAAATTTTTTTTAATCGTATCCATATCTATAGCTGCATCTATGACCTGACTATCAAAATATATTTTCTTATTATCTTCATCCATTATTAAAATAGGTAATATAATTCCTATTGTCTTTTCTATTGGATACATTAAAAAGTCACCAAATTCAATATCTTCAATAATGAACTTATTCTGCTGTTGCTGCTGCTTCTTATTATTTTTTTTATTATTATTAATTAATTTCTTATTTATTATAAGTCTTGCATTTACATCGACTGTGATATCATAAGTATCATATGATACTCCTAGACTTCTTAATCCACTATTTAATTCATCAGATACATCATATATAATACCACGTTTTATTTCACAAATTGGATCTAAACTAATATTATCTTTTACATATTGTGCAATTCTTCGATCTGAAAATCCAATAACATAAGGCTTGTTACGATTATCTACTAATCCTAGAATATTATTCTTGTGTTTTATCAAAGAGATCATTTTCTTTAATTTATAAAAATAAACAAAACTTTAATCAAGTTTTTATTAAATACTTATTTAAATATTATATTTTTTACACCATTTTATAGACTTTCTTTTATTATCTTCTAATATCATATTCATTGATTTATCATCTCGATTTGACATCTTATATAAATTTATATAATCTATCGTTCTCTGAATATAAAATACTTGTCTCATTGTATAATAAGTGTTATAAGCTACTAAATTATTTAATATATTTGCATTATATTCTATATCTAATTCATCCGGAATTTCTTTCTTAAAAATAACAATTTTATATAATTTCTCTAAATAAATCTTTGAATCAATAGGATTATTAAAACCAAAACATACTAAGTATTTCTCAGAATTTGCTGGTCTACTCGTTAATGGTTTAACAATATTTATCTTTTTATAAAATTTTTTTAATAAATGAATTAATTTTATTGTATTTGGTGTAAATATATCATAGATTTTTAATATAAATGCTCCATTGTCTTTCTGTAATAATAATGCTGTTAATACCTCGCAAAATATTAACTGCATCGACATATCTTCTTGATGATTAAAATCTGATGAAAAATCAAATCCACCATCCGCTGTAATTAAATCTACAGAATGTTTACCTACGTGATTTACAAAATGTATTATATTCTGAAAATTATATAAATCACCCGTATTATCTGCTCCATAATTTATATCAACTTTGTCTACAAATTTATTATATAATTTCCAATTTGGAACAGATTTATTATTATTGCATTTTAAAGATATACCATAATATTTGTCTGAATTTACTATATTAGAACGATACTTAATTATTGCTTCCGAAAAACCACCGGGGGCTTCACCTAGTCCAGCTACTTTTATACTATTAATATTATCAAAATCAAATTCATCCTTAAAATCATGTAAAATTTCCCACATTTTAAAAAAACTTCGACTTACTGGATTAAATTTTGAAATATTATTATTTGTATTAGGAGTAGTAAAAATATTTTCATATTCATTTGATAATTTTTTGAAACGATCCCATGCTTTATTATTATAATATTCTGTAATCTTATTTTTATATTTAATTATTAAATCATAAAGATCATTATTTGTATTTAATAATATATCTATTTGTGAATCTATTTGTGAATCTATTTCTGATATTTCTAAAATTAACTTCTTTACCATTCTATATAGTATTATTCATAATAGCTTTAAATAGTATTTAATTTTATTTTTTTAGTTTTACTTTGAATTTCTTTTGCTCTTCAACTGGTTTTACTTCTTCTGGTTTTTCTTCAAGTTTAGTTTCTATTTTACCTTTTTTAAAGATAAAATACATATTCATATATGAATATTCTTTCTCTACATCACTTAAATTAAACTTAGTATCATAGAGCTTATCAAATGTCTTGCATTCAACTAAATTTATATCATAAACTTTTAACTTTTTAATCAATAAATCAATATTTACTAAATATTCTTTAATTCTTTTTCCAATAGATTCCATATAAATCTCAATTTCTTCACCAATTAATGATTTAGTCTCTTTTTTATATAATTTCTTGATATTCCATACAGTTCGATCTTTAATCTTACCAGTAATCTCTTCGCCATATTTAAGTGAACTTAATTTATTCTTAATTACATTACCATCTAAACAAGTACCAATAAAATAACCTTCATTTTTAATAAAGTTATTAATATTCATAACAAAGTTATCCAACTTGGTTTCAGATTCATAAAAGTAATGTAATGCAAATTGACAAGAAACTATATTGAATTTATCTACTGCATATCCATGATAATCTTTGAGTCTATCCTCTAATATTGCTCCTTTTTTAATATCACCAAATAATATCTTGGCAATATATTGATCTTGATCATCTACTATATTAGATATATAATTTGTATCTAATATTTGAGATGAATCCATCGGAATATAAACAAATTTACTATCCTTAGGTTTCTTGTAATTCTGATATGTTCTTGCCCAAGCACCATCAATTGGATTCTCAATATTATCCTTAACAATATCAATTCCAAATACCTTTGTAAAATTATTCTCAATCCACTTTGGTAAATCTCCGGCTTTACCACATGCTAAATCTATTAAAGAAGCATCAACTGATTTAATCTCTTTTCTTATATTTTGCATTACTATATTCTTAATCCAATTATGATAATTCATTAATTCTCTTGAAGCCATCTTTTCACGTCGTACACTCCTATAATAATAGATATCATCCTCTTTAATGTCTTTTGCATTTATTTGTTCTTCTCCATAAATATGATGAATCGTTACTGGCTCTTTAATACTTTTCCACACATTTAATGCTGTTTTATAATCATTTGCCGTATTACTTAGTCCAAACTTATTTAAAGCTTCTGATTTGTCTTTACGAACTCTTAAAGGAGCCCATTGTTCATTAATATATGCAAATTCTACAATAGAATTATCTTCTATTATATCGCCATTTGAACAAATTACTTTATTATCTATTAATTCTACTTCTGCTTGAGAAAATGTATCCTCTATTATATCTGGAGGCAAGAATAATCTTGCACAATATCCTTCATTCCTATTTAATAATCTATTTAAATAATTATAAGATGTAATAGCTTCCCATTGTGTTGGTTCAAAACCAACATATAAATTTAATTGCCTATAATCCTTGTTATCCTTAGATATCTTATATATTTTTCCATAATTATCTTTTTCATATTTTATCAAGAAATCAATTGTGTTTTCCTCTGGTGGTTTCCACTTAAAAACTCTACTCCATGAACCTAAATTATTTGGTATATCATCTGTATAACTCATACCTACACCAAGTGTTTTAGGTGTATAAATTAAACCATCAATATGATAAGGATTATTACCAATCTTACTATTATCATAAATCTGTTTACTTAATTTAAAAATATCAGGACCATCATAGAAATCTTTTACTTTGAAATTAAAATCCTGCTCTTCTATTTTATTAGCATTCTTTGTATAAAATTCTTTCATTATTTTATAACGCGATTTTGATTCGGATATTAAAGGTAATGCTCGAATATCAACACCATTATAAATATAAATATCAAATGAAGCATATAACTTAATACTATTACCTAGAATATCTTTCGTTATAAACTCACCATCTAATACTGTGTTTTTAACACTATCCAACTTAACACCTGTATATTGAATATTTAACCTATTATTTATCAAATAACATTTGCCATTTGAATTTACAAATAATAAACTACGTTCACCATCCGCTTTATCTGTTACTGTATAATCATCTAATATTGTTATTATACCTAAATCAGATGGTATAATATTCTTTCTTTCTAATGTAATTGGTTGAGGCCCAAAGAAATATGCCTTTGGATTTTGTAAAGCATCTTCAAGTATACTTATTGAATTATTTTTATTTTTCTTTTTAGGAGCTTGTTGACCTGTAGGTCCAAAACATAATTGTAAATATTCTTTTATAATTGAATCTTTATCTTTTTTTGTAATCATATTTAAATCACCCTGTAAAATTGTATAGGTTGTTATCATTGCTCTTAAAAATTCATTTGTTATTTTATCAATATCTATATTTCCTGATTTTCTTAGAATTTCTATTTCTATCTCATATGTATCTGTTGATTTTGTTACATTCGACTCTATAAAATTCTTATGTACTAAAAATTCTTTTCCTATTAATTTTGAACTCTTAGTTATTGATAAATCAAATCGTAACTGATTATCTAAAATATATGAAAATCTTTTTTTATATCGATATCCTTTGTCAACTAAATGTAACTGTTTTAATAATTCACTAATACGATATTTTGCTATTGGTATTTCTTCTTTTAAATCAACTTTACATCCAATATCATTAAAATATAGTGGAGGTACATTTGATACCCTGTTCTTTATTATGACATCTATACTACCATTATGTAAACTATCCTGAACAAGATTATTTCTACAATAATCTGTAATTGACTCATTACCTTTTAAAGATATACGATAAACAGCATCTTCTGCTTTTGCAAAGATATCTAATGTATCTGGATTTAATACTTCTTGATATTTTGAACTACGTAAATATTGAACTAAATGTGTAAAATTTTCTTTATTAACTACATCTTTATATTTTGCTTCTAACTCAAAATTTTTGTTTTTAATAAATAAATTTATCATGGATACCAAGTTATCATATTTATCCTTTGTAACTTCCATATCTTTATTATAAAGTGATATTAAATTTATAATTACTTGAACTACTATACTAAAATAATAAAAAGAATTTCAATTTTTAATTTATATATTACTAATTCTTTAAGTAATCTTTAATATTTTGTAAAATTTCTGCTTTCTTTAACTTTAAAACAGGAATTAACAATGATTCTGCTATATCTTTTAAGTCTTTAACTAATAATTTATCTACCTTTGTTAAATAATCATTTTTAATATAATACTCTTTCTTCCTAGTGATCATCTGATTTAATAAATCTTCTCTTGAAAAATTATCTTCTATGACAAAATCATCATTTGTTTCCTTTATATAAAAACCATCCTTTGAATAATCATTTTTTGCTATTATAATATTACCCGTTTTATATTCAATAAATATACATTTATTTAATAAACGCGAAAAATATGTAATTAAAGGTAGTCTATCATCTATTTTATGATTTTTTATAGCATTTATAATCTCTACTTCCTTATATAATTTATTCAATTCTAACTTTTTATACATTACAAATAAATTTTTTATCATCTCATCCTTAAATTTATCAATACGTTTATTTAAATCATCTGGTCTTAACAATGTCATCAATTCATCCGTTGTTGAATAAATTATATAAAATAATTTATCATAAATTTCTTCTTGAGATTGAGATACTTGGGGTGTCTGTAATACTTGCACAAACTCTTTGGATGTCTGTAATACTTGTGGTGGTTCTTTAACTGGTGCTTTAACTGGTGTTTTAACTGTTTTTTTAACTGGTACTTGGGGTACTTGGGATGCTTTAGGTACTTGAGGTTCTTTAAGAACTTGAGGCATTTTTGATCCCCTATAAATATCAATTATATTATCAAAATCATTAAATTTACTTTTAATATCATCATTCTCAAAATTATTTATTGCTATTGTTTCATCAAATTGATTTGATTTTATGTTAATAGAAACCTTATTTGGACCTAAATTTTGCTTTAAGAAATCCATTATTCTACTAAATTAATTATTATTCTTAATTCTTAAATAATAATTATTATTTCAATTTTTATTTAATTTATTCTTTAAATAATTCATTATCTTCATTATCAATACGCTTATCTGTCATAATCTTCTTTGAATACTTTTTTCGAGCATTATGAAACTTTACATTCATCTTCTTTTTCCATATCTTATCGCGATCTGTTGACATTTTATCTATAAATACTTGAATCTTTTGCATTTTACGATTTTCTAACGTAGATAAACACATCCATTCTTCGTCTTCCTTAGAAGACTTTACTGAATGTTCCATAAATTGATCAGATTCATTTGAGGGTATTATATTATCAAAATTATTATTGATCTTACATTCATTTAACTTTTTATCATATTCATCTAAAATTGTCTTGTTATTTAAACAATAAACTACAAATTTATCAATTTCATCTATTAATTCATCGTCAATCGTTGATAAATTAAAAAATATACCATTCTTATTTTGAGTAAATGATATATCATTATCCCTTATAATCTTATAAATTTCTTCATGTTCCGTTTCACTTAGATTTATTATCTTATCAAATAATATTTTTCGATATTTATTACTATATTTTTGCATTTTTTAATAAATAATAAAAATAAATTGGCTTTAAGTTCTAATTAAAATTAATTAAAAATTCTTTTATAATTATTTGTTTTTTATATTTCTTCGTAATCTTCAACTACCTCTTCTTCATCATTATATAAATCATAATCGTCTTCATCCTCATATAAATTATCATCGTCATCACTAAATAAATCACCTCCTTTCTTCTCAACTTCTTCATCTTCATCATCTAGTTCTTCGATATCCTCTTCATCTGGATCTAATTCATCCTCTATTTCCTCTTCTTCATCTTCTATATCAACGATCTCTTCTACTTCTGATTGATCATCATCCTGATCCAAATCATTCTCTGGATTATTTAATAATGCATTATTCTTTATCTCTGATACAATTTTACCTACAATAGATATATGCTTATCATTTAATTCATATTTTTTACCTATAATCTCAACTCGAATATTATCTCCAACATTTACTGTCTCAAGATCTATATCAGATATTATATTAACACTATTCTTTGCTATAATAATCTCTATGATATTCAAAAATTCATCCGTAACTGGATCATTATAACCAGCATCTGCTAATATACCAAATTTATTTATTTTCATCACTTTTGCCTTTATTACTGATCCTAACATAGGATTACAAACATCTGCATGAAAATAGATCTTATACTGTATATTACCATTCAAACTTATTAATTCTATTATTCCTGGAGTTATTTTATAAATATCAATCGAATTTATACGAATATATCCATGACGTGTACATTTACCTTCTAGTTTTTCTTTTAAACGTTTTAATAATTCCTCCTTGAAATTATTTGTAATAAATCTAGGTTCTAATTTGATTTTTTCATCGAGTAATACATTCATAAAAACATCATTATCCATTTTATTTAATTTATATTTTATTATATACTTATTCTTTTAAATACTGATTTTCCTAAATCTCTTAATAATAATTCTAAAGTATCACACAAAGATACCTTTGTGATACTTGTAATATGCTTCTCTAACCCTTCTAAATTCATCTCTTCAATTTTTTTCTTTAATGTCTGTATAACTGCTGTTGTACAAATATAACCCTTTGAAGTCGTACCTGCATCCTTTAACTTAAACTTAGGTGATTCTTCTTCACCCTTACGCATCATAAAACCACGCACAGTTTGTGAACTGGTGTCCATTGTTACCTTTTTATGTGCTAAAATCTCCTCATATTTATCCTTGCCTATACTATTAATATCCAAAGGACCACATTTATTAAATTTACCAGTTTGTCGAATGCAATATAAATCCTTACTATAATGATTATATATATATCTTACTTTGTCATCTTTATCAAATAATAATGATTCATTGTCTATTAAACTACGCGCTATACTCTTTTCATTGTCTGTTAACTTTATATTTTTATTTATTTGATCTGATAAATATTCTATGCATTTCATAAATTCTATTTCTGATAAACGATCTACTACAAAATCCATGATCTTCGTTTCAAAACGCTTTAAATAAGTATCTTTACCAAATATAGGCTCAAATGTATTTATTTTCTCTATATATCTATTAAATATTAATTCTATTATATCATCAGATTCTTTCTTTGTTGTTTTTTTAACTTTTTTCTCTTTATCTTTCTTTGGTTCTATATGCTCTTTGTGTTCTATTAATGGTTTCAAATCAATCTGATTTTGTTTATCACTTAAAGCTATCTGTTCACGTTCATCTAATGTCATTCGAATATCATGCAATTTACTATATTGATAAATATAACGATCTGATTTATAAATTAAATAACCTAGACGATTCTTAATATCATAAATTTTATATTTTTCTATTATCATCTCATCCAATGCATAAATTAATATTTCATGATTAATTGTTTTATATTGTATTGTTAACTCATCAAATATATCTTGATATGTAAATGATTTCTTATGCTGAAATAATAAGGAAATATACTTTTTATATATATTTATATCATCAATTATAAATACTCTATTAAATGTGGATTGATCTATATTTTGCTTCGTAAAATCACCTTTACATGCTATAATATGTTCTTTATTATCACCTAATTTAAAATCTTTAATTTTTGTATTCTGTGATGTCTCAATATCCAATGTTATATTTACTTTTTCTTTAGGAAATGATAATACTTCCTCATTTAATGCACAATCTATACTATGATCCTCCAATAGTTTTTCTATCTTTTTTATACGAATATTCTTGTTATATGCTATCCTATACATTCGCAAATCTATACTCTCTCTCGTATTATCTAGATACTCTAATGCATGCAAATAAATTGTTACATTTCGATGCTTCTCTGGAAGATCTACATGCGAACATGTACGTACTGCACGTCCTATAATTTGCTCTGTTCTACTCAAATTAAACCAAGGCTCTAATATATGAACCTCACGAATCCTCTTAAAATCAATACCTTCTGTACCAATCTTTGATACTATAATTACCTTGATTATATCACCATCTTTGTTTTCTACAGATTTTGAAACTGAAATTTCATTGTCATTATTCGGTGACAAATCTTTGTCTCTTGATAAAATTATATAAGATGGTCTCTTTGAACCAAATTTATTCGTTACTTTAATATTATTACCTATATTACCTGAATTGTACTTCGTAAAACCTATATGTTCTAATGCTAATGCTATTGGTAATATACCGGAATAATAATACTGTGAATATATAAATATAATTCCTTTACTATTTATTACATAATCTAGGATATTCTTGATTTTTGGTGAATATGTATTTATTAAAGGATATGATAATATTTCTCCAAATTCTTCCTTGATATCAGGTGTATAATTTAATTTTAATGCTTTCTGATTCAATTTCGTAAATAATGAATAAAATCCTGTTTTACCATACATTTTAGATATACTTGATCCAGTAATATTTGATATAGGATATATTATATTCGATATTTGAATTTTATTTTGTATATCTTTACCTATTACTTCAATGTCTTCTTCATCTTCATCTTCCTCTTGTTGCTTTTCTTGCGTAGGTGTTTGATTTATAGTAAACATATCATAAACCTTTTGCTGATATTTACTCATTTGTGAACCTATTAATTCTAATGAACTGTCTTTGATTTTTTGATAATCTGGTATAGCTTCTCCATAAATATCAATATCTGGAAATTCTTTTATTATATTTTTATCATTATTAATACTAGGATATAATCTTGTTGGAAATGTATATGGATTTTCTCCACGCATAAATGATACATAACCTCGAGAACTTTCTATTAATAATTTTTCGCCTTTAACTGTAATATTACCCAATTTATCAAATATATCTACTGATTCTAGAGTTTTACGTTTATCATTCGTTAATAATAAATTTAACATTGAAATTATTTCAGAGGCATCATTAAACATAGGGGTTGCTGTCATTAATAATAATTTAACATTTGTTGTTTGTTTTAGTAAATTTATAAATGTTGTCGATATCTGTTTATTACCTGTGTCTGATGGCATACGTAAATTATGAGCTTCATCTATTATTATTAAACGATCTGAAAATAATTCTGCAATTTTCTCTTTAAATAATCTATCATGTTTACTTTTATCTTTTTCTGTTTTCTCAATCTTGTCTTCAATCTTATTAATAAAAACAACTAATTCTTTATAACCAATAAATTGATATTTCTCATTTACTAATTTATTAATTCGTTTTTCTATTTCTTCTGGCTTTAAAAGATGTTTATTCATTACTTGATCCTGATAAACTGTACCTGTACATTTACTATCTGTAATCTGTCTTCTAAAATTATCTTTTATATTTGATGATAATACTACTAAAATCTTCTTTTGATATACATCATAATAACGTTCTGCTATACTAATAGCACTACAAGTTTTGCCTACACCTACTCCGTGGAATAATAATAATCCATTATAAGGAGTAAACGGAGATAAAAAATTCTTTAAAAACTTCTGATTATTTGATAACTCAAAAGTATCATCTTGACTACATTTATTTATTGTATCAAATGATGTCTTATTACGATTAAACTCCTTTTTATAAAATATTTTTTCATTAAATGATGCATTACTATATTCTGGATATGGTACTAATTCATTATATGCCTTCAAATAATAATGCTTTTTTAATTTATCATATGAAACTTTACTCTCTTTCTCAAAAGCTACTTGATCGTTATGATATAAATCTAATAAATGTTTATAAAGTGTTTCCATACCTATTTAATAAACAAAAATATAAAAATTATAAATACTTTTAGAATGATAACTTTAAAATAACTGAATTTATACGCTTTAATAACTCTTTACGCTCCACATTCTGATTCCTAATCCTTAATTGTGCATCTGTATAAGAAAACCATTGCACGTCCTTTATTTCTTTACATTGTTGCTTATTTAATGGATCAAATAAATGATCCTCATTACTTGATAATAAATCCATCGAATTTACAGTATTTATATACTTGGATATATAATAAACATGCTTATATCTTACCTTGTTTGTACCCGAAAATACTTCTTCACAAGGCTTTATATCCGCACATAAACGGATATTACGTGGTTGAATACCAGTTTCTTCACGAAACTCTCTTACGGCACATGATATATCGTCTTCATTAATATTTCTACGACCTTTTGGAAATCCCCATTCTGTATCTTCATATTCCGCTTTTGTATTATTTAATATAACTTCTAAATTTATAAATATATTACCTTGATCCGTTTTAATATAAAAACCATTCTTTAACATATTAAATTTTATTGTTGCATCCGAAAATTCTCTAGTAAAATTCTTATTATTTTCTTGATCAGTGTGTTTACACCACATATCCTTCCATAAATTATCAAAATCATTATTACGAATTCGTTCACGCTCAATTGTTGTCATGAAACTAAACAATCTTAATAAATATAAACGATTTTGTATTTCATATTTTCCACGAATAAATTCGACATAACTTAATGAATCTTTACGTTGTACCATTAAATATTTTGGATATATACTATTTGTTTGTTGATCATAAAACATTTGATAACAAATTACACCATAACTTATTATAGGATGATTACATGATTTATAAATATGCCCAATACCACCACAATTAGCACATAAAATAACATTTTTTTTACGAAAATGATTATCATAATAACTATCTGATACTAAAACCATTTTATATAATTAATATTTAATCCTTAAGTAATTTATTTTATTAAAAATTTACTTAAAATCACTGTGGCGTCTATTGAATAATTAAAATTATTAATAGCCTTAGCTTCTAATAATTGATAATCTCTAACGGATGATTTTACAATATTTCTCTGTAATTCTATATTATTTATTGAATCTAACTTCTTTACTAATTTATCAAAATCTTTCTTATTTTGAATTGTAAATTCGGTTAAATGCTTATCTGATGATTTTATCTTTTTTCCATTCAATAAAGCATCTATGATTTCTGATTTATTTGGATGCTTAAAAATGGATACATGAAATGGATTGTAAAAAGTATCTTGTTTAAACATGGATTTTAATGTAATTAAATGCTGTTCTTGGTAAGTTAATTGGGGTTTACCACCATCTTGTTGTTTTTGTGATGCTGATGCTGCTAGTGCTAGTGCTAGTGCTTGTGCATCAGTTGGTGGATATGAACTTAATGAAGGCCAATCTACTGCTTTTTGATTGTGTAATTGACCTTGTTGACTAGATGCTGCTATTGTTAATGCTGCTGCTGATGCTGCTGTTGCTGCTGTTGCTGTTGCTGCTAATGATGCTTCTTCTGCTGCTTCTTCTTCTGCTATTATTTTTTCTGCTTCTTCATTATATTTATAATGAAGCAGAAATTTTTTTAAAAAATCCAAAACATAAATTTTTAATTGTGGATTTTGTTCATTTAAATTGTAAATTATATTTTTAATTAATGCTAATATATTATCATTATCATTATCTAAATCATTATCTAAATAATTTTTTAGTACTATTGTATTTAGCATAAGTTTAAATAGTGGGGGTATTTTTTTGTTAGTTATATTTATAAGATTACTAATATTTAATATTATTTTTTCATAATTTTCATAATTAATAGTAGTATTATTATTATCATTATTATCATTATCATTATTAAATATATATCTAATTATTAATATCATTAAATTATTGATAATATTTATATCATTTGTATTTATAATTGTATTAAAAATATTAACAATATCAGTATCAGTATCAGTATTTGAATTAAAAATAAATAGTTGTTGCTGTTGCTGCTGTTGTTGCTGTTGTTGCTGTTGCTGCTGTTGTTGCTGTTGCTGCTGCTGCTGTTGTTGCTGTTGTTGCTGTTGTTGCTGTTGTTGTTGTAGTTGTTGTAGTTGTAGTTGTTGTGGTTGTTTGCTGCTGTTGTTTGCTGTTTGTTGTAATTGTTGTTGCAGTTGCTGTTGTTTTTGTAGTTGTAGTTGTTGTTGTTCTGATCTTGATATTGATGGTAATCGTGATATTGATAATGATGGTGATGGTGATAATGATCGTAATGGTGATAATGATCGTAATGGTGCTCCTGTAATCTCACTATTATTATTTACAAAATTTAAAATAATATAAATACACATAATATTAAAATAAATTATATAATTTACAGATTGATTTGTAAATGCTTTAGATACATTTTCTGGTGTGGTTATTCCTTGTGCATTTGCTGTTGTTTTATTTTCTTGTAAATATTTTTGTAATGCTTTTATATTTTCAGGTATTGCCAATGTTGGAAAAATTGATATTATGTTTTCTATAGACTTATCATTTAATACATTAAGAAAAATTAATTGTTTGCCTATACCTGTTAAATTATCCCAATTGGTTTGTATTTGTTCTTTATTTGTTGAACCAAACATAAAAGGAAATACATTTTGTGACATATCTTATAATTTAATTTTACTTATATAATAAATTTTATTATTTAAGTTATTTAAAGAAAAATTGAATATATTATTATAAATATTAATTTATAATTAAGAAACATGTCTTATAATATAGATCCTATTAAAGAAGTTATTGATAATACTATTTGTTCAATTCTCGAAAAAATTGCAATTGATTATAAAATTGATGTCATAGAACTCAAAGATAAATATGGATTCAATAATACTATTGAACCCGAAATTAAAATTATTAAGAAGAAAGGTCGTAAGAAGAAAAATAAAGAAGAATTTACTGAAATGACCAAATATACTCATGAAGGTAATTCATATTTAATGGATAAACAAAATAATATTTATACATTTAATATTGATTCTCCTACACATATCGGTCAAAAATTAGTTAATGGTACTATCAAGTTCTTTGATTAGCAGAAGAAGCACTTAATTTCGTGATATCGATAATATTCTTTGTTGGCTGACTAGGATCAAGTTCTGGATTTGGATCTCGTTTTAATACCTTTTGCATTATATCATTGTACTTTGTTAATCGTTCGTTGTCAGTAAATTCTATATTAAATATAATTATCAAATCTGTTGTCTTATTTTTTCTCACATTAAAAATACCCTGGTTTTTTAATATCATATGACGTTTTGGATTATAATAACGATCACTGCGAATAATCATATCCTCCTTATAAATCTTTAGATTCTTTGAAAATCCCGCTAATAACTCCTCAATTGTAATATTTAAATGATAAAGGACATTTAAATTCTCATCCAATTTATAAGGTGGACTTATATTATACTTAAATTTAAAGATAATGTCCTTTACTTGTTTCGTTTTCTCATCATATGATCCTTTCTTTTCCATCTTAACTTCGTGGTCGTTAGGTACACCTTTGGGTACCTTTAAATCAAAAATCTTTTTACTATATACCGTTTTATTACCAGTGCACTTTGTACAAAATTTATTATTTTTTATTGTATTACCATTTCCACCACAACTATGACATACAATTGTTTGACTAAATGGACCCATTTGATGATTAATATGACCATTACCCTTGCAAGTTAAACATTTAATTATATTAGATGGATCCTGTGCACCACTACCATCACATTGTACACATTTTTCTAATTGCTCAAATTCTACCTTTTTACTATTTCCATAATATAAATCATTGATATCAATTGGTACATCTATAATATCTGGAGGTATACCTCTTCTACGCATACCAAACATATCTCCAAATATTCCACTTAACATGTCCTCTGGTCCTTGTTGATGTTGATCATCCGATGAAAATACAAAACTAAATCCACCAGGCATGCCACCAGGCATTCCTCCAGGCATTCCTCCAGGCATTCCACCACCAAATACATTCTTTAAAATTTCATTTATATCCATTGGACCACCACCACCAGGTTGATCTCCAATTATTCCAAATCGGTCATATGCATCTCTTTTTTGTTCATCAGATAAAATAGTATATGCCTCATTTATACTCTTAAAATTCTCTACTGCATCAGGATTATTTGGGTTTTTATCAGGATGTTTTAATATAGCTTGTTTCTTAAATGCTTTTTTAATTTCGTCTTGTGTATATTGTTCTTTATCCTTTTCTTTTAATCCTAATACTTCATATAAATCCTTTTTCATTATTAATAAATAATATGTATTTTATTCTTATATAAGAACGAAAAATTTGAATTTAAATAAACTTTAATAAATTAACTTAAATAAAAAATAATATTATGAATTCTTCTAATGCTGATTTTCTTGTTGATAAATTAAGAGCTGTCAGAAGAGATAGACAATTACAACGTATTTTTGATGAAGAATATGAAAAAATATTTACATGTGTAAATGTTTATGATGAAGATGATAATAAACAAGAAAAAAATAAATTAAATAGAAATAATGTAAATAATACATTTGATTATGTTGATAAATATTTTATGCTAGGAATTAATAGCAAAGTAAATTTTCATCTAAACGAAAACTCAAAAGCTAAAATATTATGGGATTTTGCTAATATACCAAGAGAACTAGTTTTTCAACGTTTAGTTCGAGAAGGATGCCAACTTGAAAAAGAAATTTAATTATAAAGCGTTTTAGTATTATAAATTTAGTATTGTATTATTTAAAATGGAGATTGATCCATATAAAATTCTAGAAATTCCTAAGAATTATACACTCGAACAACTCAGAAAACAATATAAAAAAATTGCTATTACTGTTCATCCAGATAAAACACCAGGAAATTCAGATTATATGTTCAAAATTGTTACAAAATGCTATAAATTACTACTCGAAGATTATAATCTTCGTATTGCAGATAAACAATTTAATGAACTTAAATCATCTTTCAATAAAAATCAAGAAAATGAAAAATCTTACCAAAATACACAATATAATACACAATATAATAAACAAGATTCACGATTTAATCTAGATCGTTTTAATAAAGTATTTGAAGATAATCGTATTGAAGATTTTACTGCTGTTGGATATGATGAATGGATAAGAAAAAATGCAATTAAAGATGCACCAAGTCTAGATAAAAAAATTACAAAAGAAAGTTTTAATCAACAATTCGAAAAATATGCTGATGAAACAAAAGATAAAACTAATAAATATATTATTAAATATCGAGAACCTGAACCAATGATGATGAGCAAAAAACTTAATTTTATTGAACTTGGTACAAGCGAAATTGATGATTTCTCTGGTGAAAATAGAAGTAATCGTAATTTAAATTTTATGGATTATAGATTAGCACACTCTACAACTAGATTAGTAGACCCTTCTGCTGTTAAACAAAGAAAAGATTTTAGATCCGTAGAAGACTACGAAAAAGATAGATCTAATATAAAAAAATTATCTCAAAAAGAATTAACACAAATTGAAAAAAGAAAAAGGTTAGAAGAAATTAAAGAAAAACAAAAACAAGAATACCAAAAGAAACAAGACGAAATAACTGCATTACAGTTTCATAAAATTAATAAAATATTATTATAGTCAGACCAATGAATTATGGAACACTTAATATTTAAATAAAAGTATTTAAGAATATATATTTTCTAATTTTTATCACTACTTAAAGATAACAAAGTATTATTAATTAAGAATGAAAGAT